CTTGTCGAACGGCACGAACCCTGTCATCAGACCGCCTTCACCAGTGCGCCGCCGATGAGGCAGTCGATCTTCGGGACGTAGATGCGTTCCGCGAGGACCATGCGGACGTTGGTGGCGGTGTTCACGGCCTCGGTGACCTTGACGGGTCCGCGCATCAGTTCGATGGCCCCGGTCACCCAGATCCAGCCCTGGCTGTCGGTCGGGGTGACGGTGGTCCCCCCGTTGCCGACAGGGACCCGCATGCGCCGCGTATACCCGTGTCCCGTCGCAATCGGGGTGCCGAGGTAGGTGACGGTGCGACCGCCCTCCCGGAACAGCAGCCCCTTCTGCGCGGCGAGCGCGGCCACGGACGGCGGCATCTGGATGATGCCCTCGAACCCGTACTCCGCGATCAGGTCCTCCAGCAGCCCCAGGGCGGCGGGCATCTCCTTCGCGTCGGAGTCGATCTGCGCGGCGGGATGCACGATGTAACGGTCGACGAGGCGCTTCTCCACCTCCGTCGCCTCATGCGCGGCGAGGCGCGCCCTGGCGGCGGCGATCTCCCGTTCGCGGGAGAACATGCCGCACTCCACACCCGCATGGACGACGAACGGCAGCCCCTCGCCGACGACGAGGCCCGTGAAGTCCTTCGTCTCCCCGGACGGCATGCAGATGCCGTCGTAGGAGCCGACCTCCCCGCAGGAGTCGAGATCCCACTGGACCCCCATCTCCCAGGTGCCGTCGGCCATGTCGACGACGTTGGCGATGGACAGCAGGTCGGTGGAACGCTTCGGCGGCTGCGGCGGCGCATCCATGAGAACGGACGCTGTCAATGTGCTGGTCAACGGGGCCACCTCCTTCAAGGTTGGAGGGAAAGAGCGGGGGGTCCGGTCCGGCCCGGTACCGGCCCCCCGCCCTCAGTGCTACGGACCGGCAGTCTCAGCGGTGCCGAAGCAGGCCACGAGATCAGCGGCACCGGAACGACCGGAGTCGCAGACCGGGATGGTGACGGCGGCACCGCCGTAGCAGCGGTTCGCCACGAGGTAGCCCTCCTCCGAGAACAGCGCGGTGTACGTGTTCGACGCCAGGTTCGTGGAGTCGTACACGGAGTCCAGCGTGATCACGGAGGCGGTGCCCTTCACGAACGCGCCCGCCGGGTACACCAGCGCGGTAGCGGTCGCCGGGGGCTTCACCTGCAGCGCGGTGGACACGTCGAGGTCGTCGAGGCCACGGACGAACTGCACGGCGATGTCGCGGTCGGCGAACCAGCCGTTGATCTGCTGGTTCGACACGGACGCGGTGATCTGCCCCTCGCGGCGGGCCAGGTCCTCGCGGATCGACTGCCGCGCCCACTGCGGGAGGGCGACCTCGACGGTGTACGACTCGGGCAGGCCGTACTTGGTGCGCAGGGAGATCGCGACCCACACCAGAGACTCCAGAGTGGACACCGTGGACCCCTGGTTCACGGGGGTCAGCGCAGCGCCGGAAGCCGCCTTGATCTTCGCGAGGACACCGGCGTTGATGCGCATCTCATGCGCGACCAGCGACTTGCGGATCGTGTTCGCCACCTGCTCCGGGTACGCGGCCTGGGTGAGGATGCCCGCCTTGATGCAGATGCCGACAGCGTTCAGCCGGACCTCTTCGGGGGTCGGGCAGTCGACCTCGTAGCACGGCTTCGACTTGCCGGGGGTTCCGTCGAGGGCCATGACCTGCGCCTCGGTCAGATCGAACCCGGTGGCGAAGATCTCCGAGAAGTCCGCGCCCTTGGAGAAGCGGATCCCGCCGCGCGTGACCTGCACCTCGGGGATCGACAGGATGCCGTCGGCAGCCTCGCCGCTGCACAGGTCGTACAGCGTCTCCGACGGGGCGCACCAGCCGCCAGCAGCCACCAGGGAGCCGCCGGACAGGCGGGACTGGTCGGCTGCCGCGTTCAGCAGGGCCTCGTCGTCGCGGTAGTTGTCCTGCGACAGTTCCGCAGCGAACTCCTTGCGGATGTGGGCGGTGCCGTAACGGTTGAACACGGGCTGGCCCATGCTCCCCGTCGGGAAGGAGCGCATCCGTGCGATGACGGCCTCTCCAACGTCGGCGAATGTTTCCAACTTCGCCCCGGTCGCGAAACCGGGAACGTCGGCGGCGGCGGTGAGCGCGACCATCGGTGCCTCCTTCGGCAGGTTGATGCTTGGTGCGTTGGCAGCCGCACGCTTCGTGGGGCTGGTGTTCGTGTCCGCGCTCGCGGCGACGGGGACAGGCTCCTCGGCGGGTGCCTCCGCTTCGACCTGCGCGGCAGGCTCTTCGGCAGCCACCTCCGCGACGGGTTCCGGTGCAGGCTCCTCGGCGACGATCTCGACGGGAGCGTCTTCGACGGCGACCGGCTCATCGGCCTGCGGCTCGTCGGCGACCGGCTCGGCCATCTGCTCGTTGAGCGCGGCGATGCGGGCCTTGCGCTCCTCAGTCGCCTGCTCGTTGGCGACGATCTGCGCGCGGAGAGACTTGATGCTCTCGGCGAGGTCCTCGGCTCGGGCGATGTCCTCGTCGGACGACTCTTCGGAGAGGTTCAGCGCCTTGTAGTCTTCCAGGGCGTCGTTGATCGCGTCCTGCAGCGCCTGGACGGTGAGTTCGGTGATGTTCTCGGGCATTGCGAATGCCATTGCAGCCTCCTCGGACAAGGTGTGTAACCCTCACTCCGTGAGGCTGTCGGCAGAGTTGCATCATGCCGACGCTTCAGCAGCACGTTAGCACGGAAAAGTCAGGACGTGACGATCCTCCACGATCCGCCGTTCAGACGGACAAGGGTGAGCGCCTCGGTCTGCGACTGGACGATCTGCTTGCGCCCGTCCGGCGACGTGTACTCGTACTTCGTCTTCTTGCCACCGCCGCAGTTGCAACCCATGACCGCCTCCTCCTGTTGCACATGAAGATACCCCTGCCCGAGTGCTGGCGCATAGTCATTCCGGGCTATGCCGATGGTCCGTGCGGGCCATGCCAGGGCACATCGTTACCAAATCGTTATGAACGTTACCGAATCGTTATCGACATCGGTCGGATGGCGGACGAGAGCCGTCGTTACAATGCTCTTGAAGGGTTCGCCTTGAAGATGGGCACAGATCGACAACAATCTCTCTCTCGACGAAGTCGAGGGCTTTGGGTCTAGAGGTGGTCTGTCCTTCAGCGGACAGCATCCCGCCCGGATCATCAAACTTTGAATGCCCGACCTTGCAGATGGAAGATCAAAGGCTCAGTTGGGAGTGGATTGGTCCCCCGCCGGGGAGGAGAAGTACCCGACGGGGGCTCCCGAAATACTACTTCGCCGGTACTGCTACAGCCCCAGCGAGGCGAGTGCAGCGATCCGCTCGGCGTTCACCGTTGCACGCACCGCTGCAACACGGTCCGCGTTCGACAGGACCGGGCTGATGGCGACCGCCCCACCCGCTGCGAGCGCCGGACGCTGCACGGGGAATCCGGGCACGTTGACGACGAGCGCGGCGACCAGTTCCAGGTTCCCGTTGTAGCCGCGCCAGTCACCGGACAGCGCACCCGCCTGCAGTGCGTGCAACTGCTGGTCGGTCAGTTCGTCCCGGACGGCTCCTGCGACCCAGATTCCGTACTCGTCTTCTCCAGCAGCGACATCAGCGACAACTGTCCCGGTATTGTCGTAATGGGCGGCGGCAGCACGGAAGTCGACGGGGCGCTCTTCCGCGTCCTCGAGGTGCGCGTGCCCCGTGTAGGCCGTGAGGTGTCCGACACTGACCCTCCCCCTGTCCGTAAGCACAGCACCCGTACGGAACAGAGCATAGTCGGTTCTGGATTCCGGTGCCGCCGTGCAGCGGCCACTGATCCCGATATGGCACACGCCCCACGTCGCGAGATGCCCGAACACCCTGCCGTCCGCCTCGACCGTCAGAGGAGTCGGCCCGTCGAAACCTGGATCGGAGAACCACTCGTACGGGAACTCCCGCAGCGCAGCAGCAGTCACCGTCTCCGCAGACGATGCATGACGCGCAGCACGACGACGGTTCTCCTTCGTCGCAGGCGGGTTCCCCGGCTTGCCGAGTTCGCCGGGCCAATAGCCGAGGGCATCCTTGTGCCACTGCGCCACAGTCCGGTTCAGGTACAACGGGTTGATGTACTTCGCCAGATGACGCCGCAACCGCCGGAAATCACCCGGAGTCCCCCAACGGATCTTCTTCGCACCCGCACCCTTCGTCCAATAGTGGTGCAGTTGCCGAGTCTCCTTCGGGTTCGTCACCCACCCAGGGCCGCGCCCGAACTCGACCACCGAAGCGGTCAGCGAATCAGGGACATCCTCACCGAGTTTGCGGTACGCCGCACGCAACCGGCCCTTCGCAGCCGACAACTCAGCAGGAGGCGCATCCGTCTGCCCCAGACGGGCAGCAGCAGCATGCACCCCGGCACGCGACAAGGTCCCGTCCGGTTCCAGGATCGGCAACTTGTGCGCCGCCTTGCTCATCGAATCCTCGATATGCACGATGCACGACTTCCGCCACTGCTCAGGCGTGAACCGCGACGCGGAACCGTCCCACGGAGCCTCGCTCACAGCAGCAACCACAGGGTCCGGCGAACGGTCCGGTGCGGGACCCAGCCTGATCGCAGCCTCCACCAGCGCAGGGATATGCACCATCGTCGCCCCACGGATACGGCCCAGCGAGAACTGCATCAGGTTGTCCGGCGCATCGTCCGACAACTCACCGCTGTCGGCGTCGATGGAAGTGCCGCCCGTGTCGCCGTCCATCAGCGCCCCGACAGCAGCATCAGCCATCGCAGAATCGGAGAACATCCCCTGACCCATGATCCTGTCGCCGTCGCGCCAGATCTCATCGATGCTCGCAACCACCACCGCACCGTCATGGCCTGGAATGTCCCGCTCCTGCCACCGCAGGTGCAGCGGAGGCTCCTCCCACGACAGGGACCCAGGCTCGAACATCCGGTTGTCGCCGGTCTGCGAACCCTCCACCGCCAGCACCCCGTGCCACGGCACCCCGAACGGGATGATGTCCTCGTCGTCGTCGTACCCGTCGTCCCACTCCTCATCGACAGGGTCGACCTCAGGGTCCTGGACCTCTTGCACATCAGCCATAGCAACCACCTCCGACACGGACGACACCAAACTAGCGGGAGCAGCGACGCACCGGCAGTTCAACCAGCAGGACGGATCACCCACCGGATCGCCGGGGAACATCATCTCCACCCCGCCGCACACCACGAAAGGGTCCGACCACGACTTCGACTGCCCATCCGCATCCACATGCGCCGGACGGACCCTCCCGTCGCGCCTCGACAACCACACCTTCGACGACTCGTCAGCCGCAGCCACCCGCGCACCATTCAGGACAGCGGTCCCCAGCCAATCCGCGACAACCTTCGGATCCGAAGACTCCTTCACCTTGTCCAAAGCGGGCTTCACCCGGTCCCAGAACCAGTCCCACGCCTTCCCCGGCGCATCGAACAGGCCGAACTGGATGTCCGCACTGCCGAACTCGTCCCTGAACACCTTCTCCAACGCCTCGCGGAGCGCCTCAGCCGGATCATCCGAACGGAACGCAGCCTCGACCTCCGGCAGCAGGGCGTCCGACACGTCCTGCATCCCCTTCACCCGGTCCAACCGGAACTCCTCGCGCCCGACCATCAGGCACCGACGTTCGCCAGGGCAGCGAGCAGCCCCTCACGCGTATGCCTCACCTGCGCAGTCAGCAGGCCGCGCACATACATGTCCAGCGCCGACACCACCGCAGCAGGATTCCCCGTGTACGACGCCAGGATCCCCTCCGCGAACGCCCACGTCCCCTCCAGCAGCGCATCGTTCTGCCCCGAAGCCATCAGATACCGCTCATGCACCGGCATCTGCGCCACCTGATCGCTCCGCGCCCTACCACCGACCAGCCTGTTCCCGGCACGCTCCAATGCACGCATCACCAGGACCTCCGACGCAGCGGCCAACGCATCGCCGTCGGCGTCCTCCCCGTTCGCGATCCGCTCAGCCCTCCGCTCAGCCCGCGCGATCCCAGGAGCACGCTCCTGCGTGACCCGCCCACGGTCCCGCTCCAACGCGGGAACCCTCGAACCGGCCCCAGCATCCACCAGCCCCAGATCGACCCCCAACTGGCGCAGCGCCTCCACCGCCTGCTCCGGGGAAGTCGACCCGGTCGCGACCTTCTTCAACAGCCACACCACAGCCTCGGACTCCGAAGGGGCGTCGAACACGCCGAACCCCGTCTCCCTCCGCAGCGCCGTCCCCGACAACTCGCCACGGTCGTACAGGTCAATCGCCTGCGCCGAACGGTCCGGGCGCACCCTCAACGCCGACGTGTCCGCGATGATGTGCCACAACGACGGATCGGGGACCTGGCCCTCCAGCGCGGGGCGCAGGTACGACACCGTCGCGGCGGCAGCAACCACGCCGAGGCGGGGCTCCAGATGCGACTTCACCGCCGAATCGTCGACGAGCCACGCATTCCAATGGTTCGAATCACCAACCCCGAGCAGCACCTCGGGCGGCGTATCCATCCCCAGCGCGAAATGCTTCACCGCGCTGTCCCGCATCTCCAGCACCGCAGCATCCAACGCCGACCAGAACGTCAGATGCTTCACCTTGTCCAACGTGTCGCCGGGAGCCGTCACCACCAGCGGAACCTTCGCAGCAGGACTCGCCCTGTTCTGCAGCGCCGTCATCATCGCCTCGCCCAGCGCCGTCAGGAAACGGTCGGCAGTCGAAGCCGCAGGATCCGACCCCTCCACCTGGGAGAACTGGATCTCCGACGGCAGCAGCAGGATCCCCGCACCCGTCAACCGCGAATCCAACTGCGCAGCGATGTGTTCGTTCAGCCTGGCGATCTCCTCAAGCGTCCCCAGGTTCGACCGCACCGGGGAGTCCGCCTGCATCGGGTCGCGGGGATGCTCCACCCACACCCTCGTCGCCAGCGTCCCCTTCTTCAACTCCTTCTTCCCCTCGCCGAAATCGGCGAACACTTTCCCCTGATGCTGCGTCACCTTCCCCGACGCCAGCACATGCCACACCTCGTCCTCATCCATGACGTGGTACGCCTCACCCGTCACCGTCAGGTTCAGCCCGGTCCGCTGCAGCATCATCGTCTGGCCCTCGAGCCCGCCGAAGTACTGCGACAGCGCGTCAGCCGCAGGACCCTCGTCGACGACGACCAGCGCCCCGTCCATCTCCACCGCGACACGCAGCCTCGCACGCGACATCACGTTCGCCACCCAGTTCGCGACGAACCGCAACTGCCCAACCGTGTCGTAGTACCGCCACGCCTGCTCCATCCACCCCTGCGACTCGTACGGCCTCCGTACCGACGCGACCGGGAGCATCGCCGCCGAAGCCACATACCCGTTCGGGACCACAGGTGCCGCCTGCCGCCTAACCGCCATCACTCACCGCCAGGGATATCCCGCGCCACGACCATCGCAGCGACGTACGACACAGCCAACCACCCGTTGAACGCCCACCACGCCGGATGCAGGTCCGACAGCCACCCCGAACCCAGGACCAGGACCGCGACCCACGGGGCCATGCAGAACGGGCACACCGCCAACTCCGACCACTCCGACCCGTTGAACCGCGAC